ATTGGAATTCAACTTACTCAACAGTGCAATCAAATAGCAGCACATGGGGTATTGGTGCTAGTAATTCCGCAGTTAATAATGTTGTTACAGCTAATAGCAGTAATTGGAATCAATCATACGTTGCTTTAACGTCAACTAGTGCAACATGGAATTCGACTTATTCAATTGTACAAGCGAATAGTGCATCTTGGGGGGCCAGCACAAGCAATTCTGCGGTCAATAATACAGTGACTGCTAATAGTGGCAATTGGAATCAAAGCTATACTAATCTTACTGCTAATAGCAGTAATTGGAATAATACTTTCAGTACAACATCTGCTAATAGTGCAAGCTGGAATCAATCGTATACAAACCTTACTGCTAATAGTGCGAATTGGAACAATGCTTTCAATACAACATCTGCTAATAGTGCAAGCTGGAATCAAAGCTATACTAATCTTACTGCTAATAGCAGTAATTGGAATCAATCATATACAAATCTCACATCCAATAGTGCAAGATGGAATCAAGGATTTGTGGCCCTTACAAGCACAAGTGCAAATTGGAATCAAAGCTATACTAATCTTACTGCTAATAGTGGTAATTGGAATCAAAGCTATACTAATCTTACAGTCAATAGTGGTAATTGGAACAATGCTTTCAATACAACATCTGCTAATAGTGCAAGCTGGAATCAAAGCTATACTAATCTTACAGTCAATAGTGGTAATTGGAATAATGCTTTCAATGTAACATCTGCTAATAGTTCAAACTGGAACCAAAGTTATACAGCATTGTCGAGTACTAGTAGTAATTGGAATCAATCGTATACAAACCTTACTGCTAATAGTGGTAATTGGAATCAAAGCTATACTAATCTTACAGCCAATAGTGGTAATTGGAATAATGCTTTCAGTACAACATCTGCTAATAGTGGTAATTGGAATTTAACGTACACAACAGTAACTGCTAATAGTAGTACATGGGGCACCAGTACAAGCAATTCTGCGGTCAATAATACAGTGACTGCTAACAGCGGCAACTGGAATCAAGCGTATACTAACCTTACAGCTAATAGTGCAAATTGGAATAATGTATATACAACTGTAACTACTAATAGCAGTACATGGGGTGGTTCTACAAGTAGTGCTCGTGCTACGTTATTAAAAACATGGTTTCCAAGACACAATCAACCACCATCTGCAAACTTCGCAACACTTGATACAAGAGGAGGTATTGACGTATTAGACTTTACTGAAACAACAGAAAATGCAGCTATATTCCCTGTAGTAATTCCAATTAGTACAAATTTCACAGGGGGCATGGAAATTGCTGTAAGATGGTCTTGCACTACGGAAACAAATGCACTTTGTACGGTCGGATGGATTGTCGATACGCAATCTCTTGATTTAAGCAGCCTTGATTCGGTTAGTATGATTTGGAGCAATTCTGCCACTATCATTGGTGCAACAGTGCCTACAACATCCGGTGTATCAAAGGTCACATCAACTACATTAGGATATTCAGCATTGTCGACATTATCCGCTAATGATTATTTTAGAGTTCGTATTCGCCGCGACATCAATAATGATTTCGCAAGAGGTGACGTCGAACTGATTGCTGTTCAAGCGACGGTATTACAACCCATTTCATAATCTATGGCTATTGAGTTGAGTAATTCAAATACTTCAAGATTAACATATTCATATAGAGCATCGCCGTTAGATAATATCGCAAAATTTACAATAGCTTGTTGGATTAGACCTGTTAGTTTTACAACAGGAACATTTCCAAGATTAATAGCCAAAGAATCCCCTGGTGGATATTTAATGTATTTTTATGCTGGTGATGGCCGTGTTGCTATTGGTGTAGTAGGCTCGTTTTCAAACTATATAGTTAATACCCAAACAGCTCTTTTGTCTGCAGGAACAAATAAATGGCAGCATGTTGCTGGATATTGGGATGGTACATTCCCGGGTACAACATCAAACGCAAAAATTTGGATAAATGGCACACCAGCAGCTCTTGTTTTAAATAGCACAGGTAGCGGGACACGAACAAGTGATACAAATGCACCATTAACCATTGGAAATAGATCTGCCGCAGATAGAGGTTTACCTGGAGGATTTGCAGATGCTGCTATTTGGAGTGCAGAATTATCAGATGCTGAAGTCGCTGCTTTGGCTAAAGGATTTTCACCAAAATACATTGCACCTCAATCATTAGAATTTTATGCCCCGTTAGTGAGGCATCGAACACCAGTCAATTTGCAATTTACTATAGGAACTGAAACAAATGTATCAACTGTTAGCCATCCAAATTTAATACCATGACAATATACAACACAACCGACTATAGTCTGCATGAAGTAAATGCGAGTACATGGAATACTTGGGTAGCCAATAATCATCCAAGAGCAACAAGATTTGCTATATTACCAGATAAACCACAATATGATCCAAAAATCCACGATTGTGTATGGGGTCAAGGTGTTTGGGAATTAATAGCAAAACCAATACCACCCAATCGTAAAGTATGGCCAACCACTGCTCATTTTTGGGGAGAATTTACAGAAGCAGAGCAATTATCTATTGTATCGAGAAATGAGGCGGAGGTTAAATATTTATTAGTAGCGCTGTCTGTATGGCCATCCGAAGTATGGAGTGATGATCCTAGAGTCGTTAATGCCATGCAAATATTAGTAGCAAGAAATATATTAACAGCACAAAGAGTTACTCAACTTTTAGCACCGCCAAATATAACATGATTTCAAAAAGAACACATTATCTGAACAATGAGAATCTTCCATTGCCAGAGACAAAACACGATTATACTCCTGAGATGATCGAGGAGATTGCTCGTAGTAAAAAAGACCTCATTCATTTCGCGCAAAATTATTTTATTATTGTCAATGTAGACGATGGTATTAAAAAAATTGAGTTGTATCCTGCACAAAAAAGAATTCTCAAATCTCTTTGTAAACACCGATTTGTTATCACTTTAGCATCTCGTCAGGTTGGTAAAAGTACACTAATGTGTGTTTACTCATTATGGAGAGCTTGTTTCAATAAACATCAACGTATTGTTATTGCTGCTAACCGCGAAGATACTGCTATTGAAATTTTTAGTCGTATAAAATTGGCGTATGAACAATTGCCAAATTGGATTAAGCCTGGTGTTGAAAAATGGGGCGAAACTGGAATGAAGCTTGAAAATGGTTCTTATCTATCCGTTGAAACAACATCGGTGAATACAGGTCGTGGTAAAGCTGCTAATTTAATCATCGTCGATGAAATGGCATTTATTGCTCCGAATATTATGTCGCAATTCTGGAAGTCGATATCTGCTACGATTTCTTCATCCAAAACATCGCAAATTTTTGTAGTCAGTACTGCAAATGGCACTGATAATATGTTTTATGAGATTTATAAAAAAGCGACATCAGTAGATCCGGAAAGTACAGATGATCAATGGCATGCAGAATCTATTCATTGGACTGATGTTCCTGGTCGTGGTAAAAAATGGAAAGAAGCAATGCTTGCTAGTTTAAACGGTGATGAGGAAGCATTTGCGCAAGAATATGATAACAAATTTATTAGTACTGGGGGTGGTTCTGTTGATGAAGAATTTATAGAAGAATTGAGATCCAAGGTTCAAGATCCTATTATGGAGCTTGATGATGAGCATTATAAAATATATGATTTCCCGGATAAAAGTAAAGTATATGTAATGGGTGTAGACGTTTCCGATGGTATTGGCGAAGCCGCTTCTGTTGTTGAGGTATTTGATATTACTGATTTAGGAATGATCAAACAAGTAGCCGAATATCATAATAGAACAGCCGAACCTCTTACCTTTACAAGAAAATTATATCAAATGGCATTGCAATGGGGCATGCCAATAATTGGTATTGAAAGAAATAATATGGGCGGCACCGTTGTCGATACTTTAGTTTCAAATTATCATTATACTAGATTAATAGATTATTTGCCTTCAAAACAAGCAGACTTCACCAGAAGAGGAATTTTTAGCCATACAAATGTAAGACATGATGCTGTTTTAAATATGCGCTATTGGGTGCATATGCTGAAATGTGTAGATATTCGAAGTGGTAGTTTAATCGAAGAAATGCGAACCTTTGTAAAACATTCAAACGGCATTTGGAAAAAGATCAACGGTAAAAATATTTGGGATGATAGAGTAATGGCAATGATATGGGCTCTTTTCTCTATTGAGAACGGCATTGCAGAAAAATACTTTGATGTATATGATAGAGATCGTAATGGTAAGGTTTCTAAATTAACAGACCCAAATATGTTCTATGAATCAATGCAATTAAGTGAACTAAGGCAAAGTATAGATCCTGTATACTATAATGCGTCGCCTGTTTACTTCAATACAGCAGATTCGTTTACAGAAGAGGATTATAAATATCTATATGATTTCTAGTCCATTAAATAAACAAACAGTAGATAGATTTTTACTGGTTATTGATGCACCACCAGCATTAAGACATTTAAAAACAAAAAATGCCAGAGAGCAAAAATTGCTTAATGTCAATTCAATGCAATATACGATCAATGGATCTATAATACCAAGCATTAATGTCAATTATCAAGTCGATAGATTTGGTGGGCAATCATTTGCAATTTCTCAGCACAGTAAATCTGCGCCAGAACCTATAACCGTAAAATTTATAATTGACAATGAATTTAATAATTATTGGTTTATTTATAAATGGCTTGATTTTATATCCGACGATCAGCATGGCATATATGATGCTAAAAATGTAGGACAGATAGTTAGAGGAATGCCTGGAATAGGATACCAGACAAATCTTACAATATATGCATTAGATGAGTATCAAAAAGCACAGACAATTAAATTTGTATACACAAATGCATTCCCTACATTTCTTGGTGGTGTTGAATGGTCATACCAAAGTGATGGATTAGTTACTTGCAGCTTCAGCTTTATGTATTCTCAGTTTTATGCTGACTTAATATGCGATACTTCTTTTGATACTGTAAATGATCCTGTTGTAGACAATTCTACACAAAATTGCGACTAATTTAAAAACCCCCGATAAGAAAAATGTAAGTAGATTGTAATTATGGCACGTACAATCGAATCACCAGGAGTAGAAATCAGAGAACGCGACTTAACCCTACGTATTGAACCGACAGTTGGTACAAATACATGGGTGCTTGGATATGCAAACCAAGGTCCAACTGAAGAACCTATTACTATTAGCAGCTTTTCAGAATTTGAATCAGTTTATGGCGAACCTACAAACGCAGCTGAAAGATATTTTTATCACACATGCCGTGAATATCTAAATTCCGGTGCAAATCTTATTGCTACAAGAATTCCATACGGAGATGGTGCTGGTAGCAGTTATGGTGAAAAATATGGCGCTTTAGTTTATCCTATTATCGCATCCACGAGTTCTGTTACGAGCAACAACGCAGCCAATATTGCAGCAAGTACTGTAATTACACTTTCTGCAGGTGATACATATGTTTTAGCAGAACCTGTTCACATTGAATTAACAAATGATCAATATCTTGATATTATCAACAATAATATTAGTTGGTCTGCTTCTATTTCAGCAACCACACTTAGCTCTGTATACAATAATTTAACAAATGTTAATAATCTAGGACAGGCTGGTATGATTGTGGTTGACACATCAAGATCAATGACAAATAATGTCCAAGAAGGCTATTATCTTGGCGTTATCGACAACGCAGCATCAAATCCTGCGACAGATTATACAGATGTAATCAATGTAAAATCAGTCAGCAGCGCGACTGCGTTCAGTACCATTAATTCCACACGCCTTGCATTTGCACTTAGTGCATCATTCACAGGATTGCCTGGTTCTGTTTCTGAGATTCTAGAATCAATTCCGAACTTTACATTTGACTTAACAAGTTACAATGACGCAATTGCAATTGGCTTGTTTAAAGTACGTAAATCGATTTATGCCGGATCTGGTACAAATATTCTTGACAAAGTACTGGTAGAATCATATGTAGGTTCACTCGATGCTTCGCGCCGAGTTGCAGATCCTTTAGGGGGCCCACCAAAGTCATTCTTTATTGGTGATGTTGTCAATAATAATTCTGCTAATTTGAAAGTATTGGTTAATCCATTTATTTCAAGATCAACCAATTGGCTTGATGCAAGCGGAAATCCTGCTAAGAAAGTACGCACGTGGAAAACAACAGGAGTAGGTACACCAACATCATTTATCGTAGCTACCACAGCCGCGAATAATTTGCTTTCTGCGGCACCTTTCGCTGAATCGAGAAGCCTATACGCTATTAGCACATACGCAACAACACCAGAAAGCAATAAAGTAATTGGTAATATTCCTACCAAACTTGACCGCATTTTTGCGTGCGTTTCAAATCCAGACCTAATTCCTATTGATGTTACAGTCGATGGCGGCTTGAGTACAATTTGGGCTACTACGAAAGTTACATCGGCTTCGCTTGGTGGTATTTTTGATGATACAACATTTACAAATGCATTTTCATCACTAAGCTCCACTGATGGTAGCTATACAGGATCGGCTGCTGGCATGGGTGCCGATCACCAAACCATCTTCAACAAATTTGCAAACTTTGCAGAATCGACACGTCGCGACCATATTCATGTTTCGGATCCACTTCGTCAATTATTTGTAGATGGTATTGATTACAGAGTGTTTACATCAAAATGTGATCGTGTTAATAATCCATTCTCCAAACAAGTATATTGGCCGCTACGCAATCTTTATGTCGGTGCTAATACATCTTATGCAGCAGCATATGCTAACTGGGTAAGAGTCTATGATAGTTCTTCTGATAATTATTGCTGGATTCCATTCTCTGGATGGGCTGCAAGAGCATTCGCAGAAACTGATAGAGATCGTTTCCCTTGGATCGCCCCTGCTGGTCTTACAAGAGGTTTAGTTCGCAACGTTGTTGATATCGCCATTAATCCAAATCAAAAGGAAAGAGATTTACTATATCGTATTGGCATGAATCCAGTATGTCTCTTCCCGAATGATGGATATGTTATCTGGGGTCAAAAGACGATGTTCAAAAAGCCAAGTGCATTTGATCGTATTAACGTTCGCCGTCTCTTCTTAGCTCTTGAAAAACCAACAGCGAGAGTACTGAAGTACTTCGTGTTTGAACCAAATACAATCTTTACACGTACTCAGGTTGTTAATGTTCTTACACCTCTCTTTGAAAATGCTAAGAGAAATGAAGGCTTGTATGATTATTTAATCGTGTGTGATCATCGCAACAACACACCTGATGTGATTGATCGCAATGAGCTGGTTATTGACATCTATCTAAAACCAGTCAAAGCAAGTGAATTTATTCTCGTGAATTTCATTGCAACCAGAACAGGCCAAGACTTCGCTGAAGTGATTTAATCACAATCCAAAAAAATAAAAGCCAGCCAAAAGCTGGCTTTTATTTTGCTCAAATTCATAAATATCTACAACAACTATGAAAGATCAATTAGATAATATCTACGGCGCGAAAGTATTCGGAAAGCCATCGATTCAATTAGATCCGCTTGAGAATACTAGACTAACAAGCGAACAAAAACTCAGCGAAAGGCAAACTGTTATTAATACATATTTGCCGGAAAGATTCCATGTTAAAAACAACCAAACAAACACCAATAAATCAAATAACAGACAAACGCTGAAAGAAAAGCACATATCTAAAGGAACATCGACATCAATGATTACATTCTTAGAAAGCTATTTCCAAACAAATAGAATGGAAGCATTTGAAAACGTAGATGAAATCCTGGAAGATATGTATGCCTTTTTGAAAGAAAATCAAGGTTAAAACCTAAGTATTTTTATGGCACAAGGCATCCAAGACTATTATAACGCTATTCAAAAGCGAGGATTTCAAAGAGATAATCTTTTCCGTATTATCGATATTACGGGAGATGGTATTTTGACAAAGCTACGAAACGAGCTATCTTTTGATGGTCCTATTTCTAATGCGTATGTTGAAAGCGCATCTGTCCCATCTCGAACCATTTCTGTCCAAAATGCTTCATTTATGGGGCTGCAATTTAATATTCCTGGAACTGCGACATATCCTGGAAGTGAAGGGTGGGATGTAACTTTTAAATTGCCAGGAGATCTTTCAATACGTAATGCTTTTGAATCAATGAGCTTTGATGTCTTCGATGATGCTACATCGACAGGATGCTATGGAGTTCCTACAAATACAAATATATTAACAATGGCTCTTTTAAATATTAAAGGTGAAGCCATTCGATATTACGATTTAATTGGTGTTTGGCCTGTGTCGTTTGGGCCAATCAGCTTTGATTTAACTTCAGATGGTAAAATTATGACATTCACTGGAACCCTTGCATACCAATATTTCCGTGTCAATAACGGTAAAATTCCTGGAGGACAGGTCATTACAGATGTTACTTCGCCTCAGATTTTTGCTCCTGCTATCGGTGCAGGAAATGCCTGCTAATTATTCTTCTAAAGTTGTTTCTGTGTCAAGAGGCGTGGTTGATCGAACCACGCCTCTTATTCTATCAAAGATAGCTTCAGCGTCTTGCACTGAATTAAAAACAGCTTGTTTGCCGTTAGTAAACGTATATGTTATCTGGTTCGCTTGACGATTGAATCTGATATTCTGAATGCGATATCGACCAGCAATTAAACCAAGACTCACAAAGCGGTCATTAGGTACATCAAATTCAGCACCCGGGATATAGTTCATTTAAATTTAAGCTTCTCGGCATATTTTCTCATATCAGTAGCACCATTGGCATTGACAATATCAAAATAGATATCACCAGACACATCATCAATGTAATCCTGAATATCATTTGGCGACAGATCGACACTATCTTCATTAATACCCAATCGATCAGCTCGATCAAAAATACAATTAGTTGCTCGAATCAATGCAAGCCATCTTGCACATACGTAAACATCACTATCTTCGTATTTGTTAGGTTTTGGTCTTTTATACTTTGGGATTTTTTTGCTCATGTTTGTATCTTGTTATTTGATTGATCCTGAAATAAACCCAGCAAGGGTTGACATAAAAACTTTCATTTCTTCATTTGATGTTTCGTTGTAGATAGTCTTTTCTATTTCGCGAACAGCTGGTGCGTTTTTGGAAAATAGATAATCGAGCAATCCTACAATCGAAGCTCTTAGATCGATTTCATCGAGAGCATTCTTGCCGAGAAATTCACCTGCACGAAAATCTTTAGTGTTATCTTTAATGAAATGATTTTCGAGAAACTTCTTAGCTTTGATATGAGGTGGGTCATCAATAATCGGAGTCTTGAAAATTCGATGTGCTTCAAGCATTTCGTTATATCTTGGTGGTACGGTATTCATATGAGTGAAGAGTTGTCTGAAGTTAAAACAGAATCAAGAGGTAAGACTTTCCTCGCGGTATAAAATTTGCCATAAATTGAATTGACGTTGTTACAATGTTCGCATTCATACTCTTCACGATAAACATCATAATCAATGATACTTGGTTTTTGACAAAACGCACATTCAATATTCATTTTGATAGTGGCTGGTGGTATTTCTTTGATGAGCTCTTCTACCTTTGTCTGTTTAATTTGATCGACGTACCATTTAATCGCAATTTGCAATACAATAGCAATTACAGATCCAATTCCAAATCGGATTAAATCCCAATTCAAAAATAAAGATACAACACCAGAAATGCTCATTGATACAATAATGAGCATCGACAACGCTTTGAAAATTTCTTTAATCATTTGCTAATTTTTGATCTTTTAATTCTTCAGCAACATTTAAAGTAGCTTCTTTGATAAGTTCTAACAATTGATCTTCGAATGCTTTCTTAGAATCATAATGCAATGCTAAAAGTTCAGTAACATGCAATTTCAAATTCAATGCATATAAATTGTTGCTATTGATTGGATAAAAACGTAGTTCCATATTATTCAAACCATTTACTAATAGCATCATCAATGCGTGGCATAAATGGCTGCAGCCAAGTATGTGCATCAATTTTAGCCAATAGTGTGGTCATTTCTAATTTAGCCAACAGTTCGGTAAATTTCACCGCATTGGTTTTGATGCTTGCATTACAAATATGCTGTGATTCATACGAATTCAATTCTTCTGGGTCGACTGGCCATCCAAGATTCAAATCCATGATCTTGCGGTTATTCTGAATTATTTCCTTTTGTTCATCTGTTAATGAATCAAGATTATCAAATGTCTTTAATTCATTAGCCAATTTCTTTGCTTTCTTTTCGCCGTATTTGTATAATCCTTTGATATTATCAGAATTATCGCCCATAATGCATTTGTACAGAACAAATTGTTCTTTGCAAATGCCAATCTCATCAAGAAAATTATCTTGTGTGTATAACTTTTTCTGATATGGATTATATGCACTGACTCGATGATTGATCAGCTGTAACAAATCTTTGTCTCCTGAAATGACAATTATGTACCCTTGTTCTTTTTGAACAAGCCAAGAAATAACATCATCAGCCTCCATTCGGTATGGATAGTACGAAGGCACGCCCATGTACTTGAGAAGATCGATAATATAAGGAACTGTATTGTATACATTATTATCCTTATTTCTGTTTTGTTTATAATCTTCATTTAATTCTTTGCGGAATGATGGTCGTTCTGGATCATAATCAATTTTTTGATCCCAAGTCACTAACACCTTTGTTGCATCATGACCGACAGCATATGAACGGATCAATTTTAGCGTTTGATTAATTGCGGCAATATTAATGTCATTGCTGTTCTTGTATTCCGGAACTGAGAAGCTCGCCCGAAATAATAGATTGTTTCCGTCGATGATAATCGTCATAAGATTTTTTTAATTGATGTGATGTATCACAAATGTGGCGAAGCTTTTTAATTTCGTCATCTGAGATTTGATCTACATACAATATCTCTTGTTGTTGTAATTTGTGCAAGAATTCTTTTTTAGAAATTGTGATTTTGTTATTTGTCCTTGTTACATACAAAGTTAGAGTCAGCTCAGATTGATCAATGATGGTAAAAAATTGTTCTACGCGAAGGGCTTTATACAGGGAACCAGTTTTGACGGATTCTATCTGCGATTGGGTTGACATATGTTTCGAGATTATTTAGAGAAGGAGTGGTTGGCCAATCAACAATCTGATCTGCCCTTGCACGAAGTTTAGGAATTTGACCTTTTTCGGTATCATTTACATAAGGCAGATATTGTTTATTTCCATACACAACATTATGGCGATCAATGAAAATTAGTTTGCCTTTATGTTTCTTTTGAATCCAATCTGCTTCATCTCCTTCATAATCATCAAAGCGAATATCAGTTACACAAATAATTAGAGGTTTGTCTGGATTAGGGTTATTTTTGCTTTTTGAAAGTGTATAATTAATTCTAGTATCAAATTCATCTAAGAAAAATCTGCTACCATGCATCAAGCGGACCAATCTTGCATATTCCACCATAAGAGGACGAATTGTTTCTTTTTCAAATGGAGGCAGATTAAACAAATTTACATGTGAAAAAATAGGCAACATGCTTAAATTTTGCCGAATTGTATCGCCAATGGAAACACGACAAAGGTTATATTCAGGCAATTGTTTCGTTAGAAGGTTATAAAATGTGTCTTTGCCTGCAGTCGCCTTACCTGTAATTCCTAAAATTAGATATGACATTCATTAATATAATGCTGGTTTTGTTGAATGCAACATAAATATTTGTATGACAGCAAATGTCAATTTGACAAGCATTTCCTCAATTAGTGGCGCATCTCCAATCACTGTTACCTTCTTAATGTCTACACTTCCACCTGGGGATTTGGCAAAGGTATATTTTGATTTTGGCGATGGTACCAATAAGACAGTTTTTTGGTTCGCATCATCAGCACCTGCGTCGTCTGTATCATCTTTACCCTTTTCTGCTGATATTGGTAATGTTCGAAATTATAATATTACCAAAACATATACACGACCAAGCATTCACAATGAGAAGACATTTAGTGTCAAAATTTCGGCATATAGTGTAAAAACATTTTCACCGACTGCGTATAATGTAACAGTCGGTCCTATTACCTTAATTCCAACATCCAGTGTATTTGGTACTATGAGGCTCATTAAAACCAAATATAAAAACGAAAATGAAATGCTGTTGTTCTTTGAAGATCAAACATCAGGTAAAATATATTCAGTAATTGCAGACCCAAATTTTGATGCTTCAATTGTAACAGATTCAACCTATCAGACTTTATGTTCGAGGTATTTTAGTGGTCAATGAATAACTACACCTAAATAAAAATATGGCTGTTAAGTACATCGACTGGAAACCAGTTAGCATTAATTATATCAACAACAAGCTCAATCTTCAAGATGAATACGTTGGCTCAAAGGAAGGCATTCTTTTTGCTGAAAATAATTTAGCTTCTAGTATTCGTAGTCTTGATTTTAATGAAAATAGTGTTGTATATCTTACAGATTTAACAAGTATCCAAAACATTCAAACTTCAGCCTCACGACAACCATATCGTAACAATCTTATACGCAATTGTATAGTAACTGCAGCGAGTGGCTATTATGTAACTAGAACTAGATATGATTCGGCAAATATCGCAACTTCGGCCGAAAATTTGAATAATGTCTTTCAATTGGAATTTGATGAAAACGACGATGCACTAAGCATTGTATCTGAAGATTTAAATGGTAAATTATATTTGACGATTGATAATACAGGAGCTTGTGCATATTTTGATGTTTATAACTCTGACATTGAACATCGCCAAAAATTCAAGTACATTCTTAATACAGATGTAAATACTCTTGTCTTGTTCTGCAGTACGTGCGATACAAGTGGCTATCGAGTAGTTTCTTATGACGAAACTCGACCAGGAACATCTCTCGTTGCATTGGAATCATTCACAACAAAACCACCAACAGGATGTTACACATATTTATTTAAGCTGCAAAATGTAGATCTGTCAATTAAAACAAATGCACTTTCTGCAAGCACTTATGTAAAGTATTTAAATAATTTAGATAACAGAAACACTATTTACAGTGATTTGCCTGTTGCTTCATCTACTCCGTTTTTGAATAATTACCTATTCGTGAATACTTTCAAAGACGATACTTCTTATAATAATAGCACATATAAAACGAACACAAAATCAAATGCGGTTTCGTTAAAAAATTTATTTACATCTGATTATACCTATAACAGAAAAAGTGACGGGTCTGTTTTGAATCGAGAATATCAATCTGTTATTTTGGGTGACAACATTGTAAATGACTCCTTCAATAAAGCAACAGTCACGTATACTACATCTACTAAACAGCTTTTGATTATCCCTGATCGTTTAAATTTTTTCCATTACCCATATGATGCACCTACAGTGAGTTTATCTGCTGCAGGTTTAATTGAAGCTGGTGCAATTGCAGGACTATCTCCTTCTAAATCAGATCGTATTTGGAAGAAGCAATCAGGATACGCTGCGTATACTATTGATGGCCAATCTACTATTCAAAATGGGACTTGGCTTTGTAGTTGGTTAAGCGGTAATAATTGCAATTCCCAATGGATGGATCGTTGGTACGATGATTCGAAGCTAACATATAAAGTAGCATTATCCGCAGATGAACCAAATCCATATATTATCGACAAGCCATCTATCATGACATTTGAATCTGGTGTGCGATATACTTACTTCCATATTGGTTCTGAATATAGCATGCAACTGATTGAGAATTCGTCATTTAACACCGGAACAAAAATATTAGAAATTAAAAATTGGACATATGACGATTTACCTGTAGTTAATGGTTCTTCAAAAAATATTACATACACAAGAACCAATAATTCTGAATTTACATTTACTGGAAGTGAATATATAGGTTATTCTGCTGCTGAAGCATTTTTCCCAGAATATACAATAACACTTGCGGCATGGGTTAATTTTGACAATTGGTCGAATGCGTCTGCTGACCAAATCATTGGTAATTACTATGATGGTGGTTATGGTTTGTTTTATGATACTGGCATTAAAGATGATTTTGTCATCTATATAGATAGTACATATGGTCACCTTTTTACAATCAACACAGAAGGAAGATCCTTGTATGATAAATCGATACCAGGAGTTAGTGCCACAATTACCGATATGAGTATTGATGGTAATGGTATTGCTTGGGTTTTAGATGACAATCAAAATAAAATATTTTTATACAATCCGCAGAATAACGTATATGAAAAAATTATAGAATTGCCAATTCCAAGATCATACAAATTTGTATGCCATGACAAAGATAATAATTTTTATCTGTATAGTAATAACGACAACTATTTTACAAAATACAGCAGCGAAGGTACGTATGTAGGAGCGACTGCATTAGCTTCTCTTCCAAATACATTTCTTAATTTATCGGCACTGCAGTCGTTCCCGATATCTGGTTTCTTTGTCGATAGCTCTAATAATATACAACCATATATTGGATATACGGCTTGTCAGGATACTAGTGGCAATTACTGGCATTATTTTGGTAGTAACCTAACGAAAAACAACTCAGAGTACGTGCTACATATTACATCACCAGAAGATATTAAATTTGACGGTGATTATAATATTTGGATGATTAAAGACCGTACTCTTTATCATTTTGATAAGAATGGGAATATTTTGCTTAAAAAATATTATGCATACCTTTCGAGCCATCCAAAGAAAATTGCTCTTACGAGAGAATTAACTGAAACAGGGTGGAAAGATTTTGTTTGGGTTGTTGATAATCAAGCTCTAGTTAAATATTCAGCAAATGGTCGCTTTGAAAAGATTATTAAAATGACAGACTATTTCAATTCATCTAAATATTTGGGACGAGACCGAAATAAGCTAAAATTAACATTACCTAAAAATTGCACGAAATATAATTTTGATAGAGATGCCAAAAAATTAAATCCGGGCACTCTTGATGCTAATTACATTACAGCAAAATTTGAATTAACGAACGGTGTAGCTATTACATCCAAGATGCTAAAATCTACTACTAATACATTACAGAAAGGCTGGCACCACATAGCACTAATTGTAGACACAAGCAAAGGAATCGCAACACTTTATATCGACGGGCAATCTAGAGACAGTGTCTCATTTGCAGCGGGTCAATATAGGTTAAATTATACCAATAAAAACAATTTTTATATTGGCAATACAAATGGAAAGCAAGACCTCAATATTAATGATTGGCTTTTGGATTATAGACCAACAATGATCGGCAAAATAGACGATGTTCGAGTTTATGAATATGCATTAACAGAAAGAGACATTGTTACTCTTTCACGCAAGCGTCTAAAATTTGTACCTATTGAATTTAATATGCTCGCACCGATACGCCAGCATGTAGAAACGATCGACAAATTCACAGCACATCGTTTACCAGGATTTAAATCTAATGTATATAACATTCGAATTTTGAATAGTTCAATTGATAATGATGAAATCAAGAACTCCATACAAAACGCAATATGCAATGCTATTACAAAGATAACACCAGTTGGCTCCAAACTTAATAAAATTGTGTGGGAATAACATTTGTCTTTTCTAAATATTAAAAGATGTTAGCTGTAGTTTCCACTTTATCCTCATGGCCTACTGAGGCGTTTTCTGTCGTTCATCCAGATTTATCAACAACAGGAACTGTTCCTTTGTATTCATTTGCAGGATATACTCCTTTAACGTATTGCATAAATGCTGATAACATTCACAACACAGCATCTGTTAATGCAGTAAAGACTCCTTATTTTGTATATCAATCAGGAGCTACAACACAAGCGACAATATATGAACTATCATTCATAGCACTATCAGCAACTCCATCATTTGCTGTTAAAGCAAATACAGTAGGAACTTATATACCATATAATGATAATGCTACATACATCAGTCGCATTTTCCCTACATCAATTTTTAATTTTACAGGGACTGCAGGACAGCGCCAAGACAAATTAGCATCAATAACACTATCGGCTGGATCTGGATATTATATTATTCCTTCACATCTAATATACACAGATGTGAGAATGCCGTCTGCTATTACAATAAGCAAATATCTTGATATATTTACAAATCTTCGTAAATGGAAATTTGCTGAATTCACTAGCAGTACAAATGAAGTAGGCTTGGCAAATCCTTCACCATACAATTATCCGTTTTTAGGTTATAAAGAAAATTATGCATTTTTGCCTGTTTATGCATCTCAAGTAAGTGCATTGAGCACTACAATCCATCCTCCTAAAATTTATAGACATGCGTTTGTTGGTGTGGGCACCTCAGTAGATGGCACAACTGCAATATCAAATAATTTGCTTGCAGTAGCAGGGTCGAATAGCAGTTTAGGCGAAACAATTCTACCAGGCAGTGTATTGTTTGAATTTTCATATGATAGTCCTCTTTACGCATCGAGTGAATATATCATTGATCAAATACCAGTTTCATATACATATAATTCGACATATAGAGAATCTCTATTGACATCTTTATCATCAGTCAGAGTGCCTATTCTTAGTGCTGGTACTGGGTATGTAAGAGACGTACCACAAACCGGAATTAATTCTGTATCTGGTAACTTAATCGGTAGAGATCCTATCTTTAATGAATATTTCGTTAATAGTGCATTGAGCTTGGTTAATTACCAAACAGGGGAATTTAATCTTGTGCTTAACAATGGATTTAAATTTTCTGGTAGTGCACTTGCTCGCGGATATTATGATAGCAAATATGATGACTATACTGGTTATCCAAATTATCAAGTCATTGGCCAGTCAGTAAACGACCAGGATTTAAGTCTTATCAACCCAATAAAAACAATTGGCAATACCGTATTCGCAAGATTCGATGTATCTGTTTATGATCTTTCGAGCATTGTCGATAAAAATGATTATCCAGGGTTTAGTTCACTAGTTCCTACATGTAGTGTTTTTACATACGGATCTGCAAGAACTTCTATTCCTTTCAATACAACAAGCTCATTTAGCTCTTTAATCAACATTACATTTAGTGCACAGAATGCACCGATGTGGATGTATACATATACCAGTACGATTAGTACTACAAATTCAAGCCTATCTGATTGGTCTATTAATGGAATGAGATTGGCCTTTAATGCATTAAGTGCTGAGACTATTACTTCCAATAACAGCGCATATATTACACCGTGCATCGTTAGCAATTATGGCAATACAATAATGCAATTTGCCGCTGATGATGCATATTATGGTTATTTGCAGCTTAATTGTCTTGCTGCTGTCAACGACATCGACGGCAATACCGAATCACCTCCATTATCGGTTTATAAAATTGAACCAGACGGCACATTAATTCCTTACAATGTCAAATTAAACGTATTTGATATTACACACCCATACAGACTAAAGAGGGATTACAACCAAGTATATCAATTGGAAGTATCTGCAATAGCAGCACAAAATGCATTTACAAGACCAAGAGGTCTAAAAATGAATCTTCGTGATGTTGCTTTTTATTATGAAGCAGATGCTGCTGAGCTATATGATGATAATAAGATTGCACTTCAATTATACGGATTAAATACAGCAATCAAGACTACTACATTTGATAGATCGGTTACTCTTATTAATGGAGGCGCGAGGTTGTTTATTAATGTAATTCAGCAATCGATCAAAGAACTTGCTAGTGTGTCTAGATCAAGTATTGATATTTCTGATTTTGATACTGAAATTTTCTATAAGCTGTCAAAAACAGGCAACTACTTCAAAAACGTACAAACTAAATTCGATGATGCATGCAGACAGTATATTTCACAAGCGACAAATACACAATCAACGAATGAATTCAAAGAACCTGTTGAGAAGCTTTGTGCTCAGTTAAATCCAATTTTAGCATCCCTTGCGGTAAACAATACATCAAATGCCGATGCATTAAATTACAAATTAACAAATGAATTATTAAGCATCGGTAGATTAATTGGCGAAGCAAATGTTTCTGCTGAGGAATATGATTTGATTGTTAATCTGTTGACAAAGAGTTTTGTCATTGCGGTATGGCCATCAGCATACGACATGCCAAGCTCATTATTAAGAGGTCGAACATCTTACCTACCACAAGCACTGAATATCATTAAATTAATATTGACTCTTGGTGTTGAAGATGTATTTGATTATTACAAAAAAGCACTCAATGATGCATTGCGGCATGGATTGATCGGCAATGTAAAATACGATGAAATTTTAAAATACTATGCTGATCAAAAATTTGCACATTTCAATTATGAAATTACTCAGTTAAAGAATCAAATTGTATATCCAGAAATAACCAAAGGATCTCTTGATCCTTCATATAGTGATAGCAATTATGTTTCTATAGCATATTATCTAGCATCTGCCGAAAGAGAGTTAAATACTCTATTTGAATATGTATATGCGCTTGATGTAGACTTTAATGATGTTGTATTCAATAGTCTTTTCTTGCGTTTCAATTTAATTGAAAATGGCGTAAAATATTTAAATGTTCGCTACTCCGTGAGTAACACCATTATCAATGATAGCACATCTGCAATCGTAAATCCTTATGATTCTAGAATTTTAACGTTAAATCCCCAGACGCATAAATTTACATCAGACTTAGTTCCATTGTCTTCAAAGTTTTGTGTTGTTGCGCCATCGGGAATTCCGACAGAATTGTCATTTAGCCTAAAAATGTATAGCCAAATTCTTGGGTCTGTATATGATAACATCGAAACGCCAAATACAGATTATCAAACCTATATTGCAAAAAATAGCAAATTAGGCAAAGAACTAGAATTCAGAAATACTCCAATTACATTATATCCGGCGTCATCGTATAATACGATGGTTTTAAATTTTTATAATGTATCCGGTGACGATGTATCTGATACCATTCGCATCAAAGCATTGCCTGCTATATCTGAAATGCTACCATATGGATCAGCAAGTGCATGTTCGATTATTTGGAACGTTTCATTTCTAGATACCGACTCAACATATGCTACTACTAACTTTATTACAGTAACATCTATATCCGCACAAGGCGCCGTGCCAAACTTGTCGTCAATTCCATACGTCACATATCGTGAATTGCCGATCAATACAACAATTACAGAATATTCACTAGACCCTACATTAGAGCCTAATCTTTTCATTCGCAAACCAAATTCGAAATTTATAGCGTCTCACAACAACCAACAAGCAATTCATAACAATGAAATAGTCATTAATAAAATTGGTGTCAATCCTATTACTGTTAGTGTGTCTGTTGTCGGCAATACTCTATCATCATTTGGTGTGCCTAACAATACATTGACTGGTTCGATGATTTATTATCCAGATTTAGGACAGTCAAACACAATCAATCAAATAACAACAGCGACAAATTATAGTACAACAGTGTTTAGTAGGCTAAGCGTTATGTCTTATGATTTTGACATTGAGAATACATTACTGCTGAGAAATTATTTTGTTAAGAATGGTCGTGTCTATAACCCACCGATCTACGAATACACTACCTTTAATGTAGATAGTGTTTACGGTTCTTCATTGCTATTCAAATGCAATGCAAACGGAGACAATGAGCAAGAAATTCCAATTGGATACAAAAACAGAAACAGTGCATATTATAAGGTCAAGACAATCATGCCGAAGACTCTCAATGTGAATGCCCCACAAAAGGACAATCTTTTTGTGCAAACATTCCACACACCGGCATGTATTGAACCAACAACTCAAATTCAATTACCGATTAATTATTTCCCATCGTCGGATATTTTCTATTCAAAATTTAATACTTCTATAATTGTTAGCAATGTAATAACACCACTTGGGTCAAATGAAGAGGTAAATTCTTTAGTAGCACTTACAGCAACAAGCCTGCCCTTTAATCTAGTCTTTACTCCATTTAGCAATCCGTTGTTTGATCATAAATGGCTCGTTACATCAGCAACCTCGGCAAGCTATACTATTGATTCAAATAATAGATTATACATTCAATCATCTTCGCTTGATGGATTATCTGCAGGGCTTGCTACAGTGCGTCTGTCGTCTGTGTTTACATATAGAAATGGTGAAAAGGCTTCTCTAAAATCAAAGCCATTATTCCTTTGTACTACTACGCAAAGCTCATTTAATAATTTAAGTGCGGAAGCATGGACTGTATTTAAATTCGATCAAAATGGAAGAACCGCTGTCAATACAATTAATACATTTACAGTCAATACAAGATTGACGACGGTCGGTGATGGCCATTCAGAAATATTAGTACTAAGAACTTTAGGAACGCCATATAAATCATATGTATGGCAAATTGGTAATACTAAAGAATTTGTAACCACATCGAATATAGCATCTGCTGTAATACAAGGAATTGCAGGAACTGTATCATCAATATCAGTTACTGGTTATTATTTAAAACTAGATAATACTTCATCGATAAATGCATTGCTATCACAACCAACATTTGATGACAATAAAGCTGTTTATATTAATGTCAAGAGCCCGACCAATATTCTGCAAAATCGTAACAATACTATATCAACGACAAATTCTGCAATCACTGCCGATATATTCAAATCAATTGAATTTGTAAATTTAGAGTCTCCTATTGTCTCTACAGACCCCGTTGATTTGCATTTTTATTCATCATCTATTAGCAGCACATACGACGCCAATGTATATACAGCAAATACTAAAGGTGAATATATCGTAGATGGTGAAACATCTTCTTTTATTACTATTAGCAGCATAGATACAGGAGAGAGCTTGGTTTATGGTCCTGTTACTGTTGCTCTTATATCTGGTTTCAATGATAATACAATTACATTGCCCGTTGATGCACTGTCAGATCCAGATGCATTTAATTGTGCTGTCTTAACGATTTCATCGACCGACACTATTAGAACACGCATTACAAATTCGAACGAAATTTTTAAAACAAATATCAATACAAGAGTAGATTCATTTACAGCAATTAAGTTGCCTGAATTTAATTTGTTCTGGGATGATGATTACTATGCTGTTGGTGATTCTTTAACAATTAAAAATTATAGCCAAATTGGTTCTTGCTTTAATGAAGCAAATGGATTTGGCTCTATTAGTGTTGAATTTAATGGATCTACACAAACAATACCAGCATCGGCCAAAACAATAGTCTTTTCAAATTTGGATGATATTGGTGTATATTCAATAAATGTATCAGCAACCACAGTAGGCTCACTATCGACGGAATATCCATTAATAACTGCAAAATATTCAAGAGCTATTAATGTCGTTGATAAATTTGAATCATATGATTCAACTGCAAGAACAACAAACGAACAATTAATTTTCCCGCACACATTAGATCGTGTTTATGTGGCACCAAACGAAATTGCAGTTGCGTCGAACATAAACGCAGCATTTGGTAAATTATATGATAACTTTGAGTATCTTCTCAATAAGGCAAGACTAAACGACACAAAACTTCCAATTGAATTTAACAAATGGCTTGGAGCAGAAGTAAGCAAAGGACATCGTTGGAGGGATGTAGATGGTGAATCGTGGACTACTAGCACTCCAGAAATAGCTACGCTAGAATTCCATGATATCATTGATGTAAAAATTTACCAAGATTGTTTAATTGTGATCGATCGTGACACCAGCAAGACAAACACAGACAGTCTAAAGCTTTACAAACTAGATAGATTATCTAAAAATATCAATGAAACTAATTTAATCGGTACGAGTGATTTTGTTGGTCGTTTAAGTTCTCTAACAATTTCAGAAGAAGGCAGAGTATATATCACCGATGTGACTAATCATTCTGTATATCAATATGATATTGATTATACAACTGGCACTATTACATTCAAATCAAAAGTCGGAGGCTTGGGAAATGCATCAAGACCATATCGTTATAATACTCCAGTTGATATTCATTCGGGTAATGGAAGAATTTATATTATAGATCAGCGTAATGATGTCGTTAAGGTTTATAATGATAAGCTTCAATATCTTTT